GTTGCCTCTGCGTTTATTTTTGCCACCCTGGCTGGGTGCTTGTCAGGCCGCTATAGACATTTCATGTTTGATGCATGTGTGGACGTGGTATCTGCCTAAGGAAAAGTCTTTTCATTGACGGTTTTATTACTTGACTTACTATTTTAGAGTTTTTTTGACTGTGTGGGGAGTGTTATTTTTTCGTTGGCAGTATTTCGTTAAACTGGCCGTTATTTTTCTAGGTGTTGGAGACGCTCTTAGTTAATATGCTGCTTTCTTTTTAGTTATCATTGATCTGGATTGATCTGAGATTATATTGAAAGCACTATGTTGTCTGTGAAATTTGCGTTAGCCAACACTAGGGGGATATCAAGTCCCTAGCTTCTTGTGAGTATGTGGATATCTCGCAGAACCAGTTGAAAGCACTGGATGAAATCCGCAATTGCTATGCAATTTTCATATCCGCTCGCCGACGGCGGTATATAAATGTCGGTTTTGGAAACATGTGGTCTTGTCTTACCCCGATAGACACCCTACGCGAGTGGGATAGCTTCGCGTCTTCCAGCAATGCTGGAGTGGAGTTTGGTGTGTTTGCGCCCCTTTTATCAAGGAGCGTTTATGAGTGCCAAGCTGTTATTAGTCCGTTTGTTTTCGATTTTCCACGAATACGTCAGTATGAAATTAGGATTTCATCTGCGTATTTTTATGTTGGCCGAGGTGGTTTACCGGCAGTGGTTAGGGATGCCATTGCACGGCGCTTTGCTGAGCAGCAGGCTATAGACCTTTATAGAAGGTTTTTGTCTGCTTATGAGCTTGAATCTCGGCTGAATGAGTCTAGATTTGTTGCAGCTTGCGATGCTTTAATGAGTTTGCTTGCTGAGGAGGATGGAATTGATTCGATGTCTTTTGAGAGAATCCTTTTCCAGCCCTTGTTGCAACAACGTTTCATGTGTCGCGAGCAAGGAGGCAGTACTAGAACCGAGCGTGAGCAGATCCAACGCCGTAAGGCAGTTGAAAAGGAAATTGCCCGGAAGAAGGCTACAGTATCCAATGAGTCTAGGAAGCGGCGCGAAGCTGATATACGGCGTAAGCGCTCGACCAAATTTTCCACAGTCGTGAATGAGCAGAGTGGTGATTTTTGGTCATTTAAGAAAAAAGAGGCTGAGCCTAAACCGAAGCAAGAAGATGAGCCAGCGAAAAAAGCTGGTTTGATGAGAGCAATCCGAGATGCAGGCAAGGCCATGGATTCTACTATGAGCGTTTTACAATACGCCACTGAAACCTGTTCTACCGTGCAAAACTTGATTGAGCAGATTCAGGATGGTATGAGATCTGTTTTGGAAGTAGTAAAGAAATATGGTCCTCCTGCTCTTGGAGTGTGCATTGGCTTGGTCATTCTCTATTGGATTAAGACCAGCGACACAGTCTCCGATTTTATTTGGAAGATGTTGGAAGCTGGCTTTGCTACCATGTTTTCTGCTGGGATTTGGAGCGTTGTCAAGCAATTATTTGACAATGTTGGTTCGGTAAAGGAAGAGAGTGGCATGTCTTCCAGCGTTTTGTCAAGAATTGTGTCATTAGGGTTTGTGACCCATGCTTTTGGTGTTGACAAGCGATATATGGCTGACACGCTGATGAAGCGCATTTCCATGGTTGATAGGTGCTCGAATGGACTCGAAACAATGGTTGAATGGGCCATTGATTTGTTTCAAAAATTGTTGACTGCTTCTAATGACTTCTTTGATGTGGGAGTTTTTAAGCGCTTTTTGAAACACGAATCAGAGATTGACAGAGTTGTCAAGGAGGTTCACGAGTTGGAGAAGGAAATGTTTCAGGATCCATCTAAGAACGTCGATGACCGTGTTGTGAGAATGAATGTGTTGGCCGGCAGTATAGCTAATTTAAGAGCGCAATTTCATGGGTGTCGCGATATTGCCCGCCAATTGGATGCTTTGATGCTTGTTCTATCAAGATTGAAAGCTCCTTTGCGAGCTGCGGCAGGGAATTCTGCTGGTTACAGGCAGCAACCTGTGAGTTTAGCCATTTATGGTGATCCCGGAGTTGGGAAAACCTTGATGGTTCAGAATTTATGTGTTTCTGTTTTGAAGCTAGCCGAGTTATTGCCGGCCAATCTGACGGCTCAACAGGCATCTAATCAGGTTTATTGCAAGGCTTGGAATTCTGAGTATTTGGATGGTTACACAGGCCAGCCCGTGTATCTGGTCGATGATTGGATGATGAAGCGAGCAACTGCGCAGGACACGTCCAACGGTTTTTTGGATCTGATGACGTACTATGGCAGTTACAAGGCCATGTTGAATTACGCTGCCTTGGAGATGAAGGGCGTTTTTGAATTTTCTTCAAAGATGTTGGTTATGACCACCAATTTGAAGAATGTCATGACTGGCACTCAGGGCACCATGGAGTGTCCGGAGGCCATAATACGCCGCATTGACTTCCCAATTCATGTGCGAGTTAAGAAGGAATTTAGGAGACCCGGTTCGATGGAGCTGGATTATAGTTTATTCCAGGAGGAGCTTCGCACATGTGGTGGTGACGTTGTTTCGGCGTTTCCGTGGCACGTTTGGGAGTGGGTGCCCATGAATTTTCACGTGGGCAATTCCAACTTCTTTTCTAGTGATGAGGTTCCAGGACTTCCGATGATTAATTTGATAATAGACCTGGTTGAAAAGCTAGGGAAGCGGAAGGAGTCTCACATGGAAACGTTGCAACAGGTGCAGAAGATTCTGGACGCGCCGGTTTTGCCTTTGGAAGAACTGCGCGCATTGAGAGTGCGTGAGGAAGGTGGCGTGTTTTTAAAGGAGCCGTCAACTTGGTCGTCTTGTACGTTGAATAGTCACGGTATTAGCGAAATACAACCCGAGACCGTAGGGTGTCCGGTCCACGCGAGATCAGAGCACAAGAGCCATGTTATGGCTGAATTGGGTATGTCAGCTGAGATTTATGATGAGTTATATCCAGAAGATGGGAACGATTGCGTTTCCAACCCTGATTGTTGTTTTGGACGTTCGGGTGCTCCCGAGTGTTGTTTTGGAAGTCCCGGCACTCCTGGTTTGTCAGAGGAATACAAAATTAGGAATTCTGAATTTTTGATTGTTCGCATTCATGCGGCCTTGGAGAAGAGTTTGAAGTCGTGGCGTGAAGCACATGTTGCGTGGAAAGTCCTCTATTTTGGAACCATTGGAACTGCAATTGCTTACGGCTCATTTGAGTTCGTTAAGTTCATTTGTTCTATGGTTCGATCTATATGGGATTACGTTACCGGTTTGATGTTTCCTAAGGTAATCAGGGAACAGAGCAACCGGGTTACCAAGCCCAGGGCCGTTATGTATAAAGTGTTGCAGCAGGGTCCTGGCCCGTGCTTGACCAATAATGTGTATGCTAACAGCTTTAAGATCATGGTCAGAGGCTTTTGTGGCGATGCTTTGGTACTTGGGCAGGTTACGTTCCTGTATCACGATTTTTTCGTGATGCCTAATCACTTTTTGAGGAACATTCGAGAGCGTATTGAGTCAGCGGATATAGGGCCTAATTCTCAGGTTATTTTGAGGAATTGTGTCAATGCCGAACTTGATGTGGGCCACGGATTGTCTGTTCAGGAGTTTTTAGACTTTCCTTATGAGTTTGTTGAGGATAGGGATTTGGCTTTTGGTCGATATACCAACGCCATGAACGCCCGCAAAGATATTAGGAAGTTCCTGTTAAAGGATGCAGACATCACTAGTGTGGGTGGTTTGCCCGTCCGGGTAGATACGGCGCGAACCGATGTCAGTGGGGTGCTTGTGCCTTACAATGAGCGTATTGCGTTCATGTGCCCTTCGGTTGAGAAGGGGAAGGCCGTTATGCAATGCGGTCCGATTAGACACCGTCATTGGATGAGATATCGGGCAACCACAGAAGTGGGCGATTGCGGAGCCCTTCTCACGTTACAGCATGCGAAATATTACAACAATCGCGTGTGGTGTGGCATACATATAGGAGGAGACGGAGATTGGGGATACAGTACCATATTAACATCGGAGCTCGTTGAGCGAGCTCTTGATAAATTGAGAGAGAAAACTGGATGCCCTTTGAAAGCTGAGCTTGACATGGTGGAAACGGATGAACAATCAGGGTTGTACACCCAGTGTGGCGTTCAAATGGAGGATTCTTTAGAGTTTCCATTTTATGCTGCCGATGAGGATCCTGACCAGAAGATGGCTTTTGGTAGTTTTCAGAGCCTTGGCAAGGTTAATAAACCAGTTTCAATACCTGTGAAGTCGAAGTTGAAACAGACGTTCATAGGACGAGAGAAAGTGTTTGGTGAGACCAACTTGGAACCAGTGAAGTTGGGATGGGTTGGGCCCGGAGAAACTGCTTTGACGCGGGCTTTGAAGCCTTATGCGGGGCCACCAAAGTTTGTCGATAAGTGGTGGCTTAAACCGGGCATACGTGCCGGAATGAAGAAGTTTTCTGAGTGTACAACCAACATAGAGGGTCGCGTTTTGTCATACAGGGAGGCTGTTGTTGGCAACCCGGCCTTAGGGCTTAAAGGTATTCCTAGAGGCACTTCAGTTGGATATCCTATGTGCCTCAAGGCTGAGGATAAGTCTTATTTTTGGGGCGATGGAAACGAGTTTGACTTGGAAAATCCACGCGCCAAGAAATTGGAGTCTGAGGTTATGGCTTTGGCCAAGTTGGTCGAAGACGGCA